GGGGGGGGGGGGAGGGGGGGGTGGGTGGGGGGGCCCGTGGGGGGGGGAGGGGGGGGGTATTTGAGAACGGAGAGGGGGTTGAGTAAGTAGCGGTAAGGGGCTAGGATTGCGGGGTGTGTTTTGGAGAGCGGGTTTTTCAACGGTTACTGAGACGAGACTGTAACGCGAACGGGAGGTAGTTGAGATGGCGACGCCTGCGGAGATACAAGCTGCGCTGAGTGGTAGCGCGGTTGGAGCGCGGATAGTGATTGCGGAGGAGAAGTTGACTGCGGACGATACGAAGTCGGAGTTTTACGTGTTGGGTGGGTTGGATGCGATTGGCCGGGCGCGGTGGTGTGTGACTCCGTTTGCGGACAACGCGGCGACGCAGGCGGCATCGATTCTGACGCAGTTGAGGGCGTGATGGGTGGGCAGCAGATGGGTACGCAGCAGATGGGTGTGGGAATGACGCCTGCTGAATCGTTAGCTGCGTACAGGGCTGGTGTAAATGCGTTTGAGAGTGTTGGGATTGCGTGGAACGAGAAGGGTTCACCGCATCGGTTGTTGCTGAATGCGAAGAAGCACTTGAAAAACGTCCCGTTTTATTACCTCATTGGATTGACACTTGACCATCACAAGTCTGAGATTGTTGAGAACATTCAGCGCACGAATGCGTTGTTTTGGAGACTAAAGGCTGATAACAGGGAGTGGGCATAATGAAGGGCAAGGGACGTAAGCCGCCGAAGCGATGAGGATAGAACTCCCGTACCAGTGGACACCGCGCCCGTACCAGAGGGCGTTGTGGAACTATTTGGCGGGGGGAGGCAAGAGGGCGGTTGCTCGGTGGCATCGCAGGGCGGGAAAGGACGAGTTGTGTTTGCACTACGCGGCGTGTGCGGCGCACCAGAGGGTAGGTAACTACTGGCACATGCTGCCGGAGTATTCTCAGGCGCGTAAGGCGATTTGGGACGCGATTAACCCTCACTCGGGTAAGAAGCGGATTGACGAGGCGTTCCCGAAGGAGTTGAGAAAGACGACGCGGGATCAGGAGATGACCATCGTATTCCTGAACGGGAGTACGTGGCAGGTGGTGGGGAGTGACAATTTTAACTCGCTGATGGGCACGACGCCTGCGGGGCTGGTGATGAGCGAGTACGCGTTGGGCAATCCAAGCGCGTGGGGCTATTTGAGTCCTATTCTGATGGAGAACAACGGATGGGCGTTGTTCATCTCGACCCCGAGGGGTAATAATCACTTCAAGGCGCTGTGCAAGTCAGCCGAGCGCGATGACGAGTGGTTCTGTCAGGCGTTGACCGCAGAGGAAACGGGCGTTTTTACCAAGCAGCAGTTGGACAGCGAGTTGCGCCGCATGCAGGACTTGCACGGCGACGACTACGGGCGTTCGTTGTGGATGCAAGAGTATTTTGTCTCGTTTGACGCTGCGATCCCTGGGGCGATTTGGGCTGATGCGGTGGACACGGCGCAGCGCGATGGCCGGATCGGTGATGTGGCGGTGGACGGGGCGTATCCGGTGTCTACGGCGTGGGACTTGGGCCGCACGGATGACACGGTGATATGGTTTTTTCAGGTGATTGGCGGTCAGGTTCGGGTGGTGGATTGGCACTCGTCGAACAACAAGGAGATTCCGTTCTACGGCAAGCTGTTGCGGGATTGGGCGCGTAAGAACAGGTGTTCGTATGGGACGCATTGGGTGCCGCACGACGCGAAGCCGCGAAGGCTTGGGATGGGCGGTAAGTCGATCTGGCAGCAGTTGCAGGATGAGAACGTTGGGCGGTTTGCGTTTACGCCTAATCTGGACAGGCAGGAAGGCATCCAGGCGGGTCGGGCGACGCTTGCGAAGGCGTGGTTTGACCGTGGGCGCTGCGAGATGGGGATCGAGCATCTGAGGGCGTATCATCGGGAGTGGGACGATGAGAAAAAGCGGTTTTCAGATGTGCCGATGCACGACTATACTTCGCACACTGCGGACGCATGGCGGTACTTGTCGCTGGTCTGGCGACAGCCGAAGAACGCAGAGCCTACGGTGAGTTTTGAGAAGAAAATGCTTGCCGGTGGGGTAAATGGCATGACATTCGGGAAGTTGAAGGGCGAACACATGAAGCGCAAGAGCGCGGAAAAGAACAGGCTGTTTCACTGAGGATAGGAAGATGCTGAATCTCATCCCTGCGGGATTGCTGAGTACCGGAATGGTGGACTTCGAGGTTGTGCAGACGACCCCGAATGGCAGGATTGGGCTGTTGGGGTACTACGATGGCTTGCCGATGGGAACGGTTGATGCGGTAGACGCCTCCGATGTGTTCCAGGGTGGGGCGAGGTACACGGAAGCGGGCCGCATGCGCTTGTTTGATGCGACTGCGGGGCTTCCGGTGGGATCGATCAGGGTTGGCGGCGTGTCTGTGTCGTCAACTGGGCAGGTATGTGTAACGACCGACGCTGTAGCCGGTAGTTCCGTGAGGATCGGCGGCGTTGCGGTTGACCAGAGTGGCCGTATTCACGCGCAGATATGAGGTTGGCATGGCGATAAATACAACGAATACGGACACCACCAGCGACAACGAGTTGCGCGGTGGTAAGCGCCCGAAAAAGGCTGAGAGCGTGATCCGGTTCTGGATCAACGAGATTGAGGCCGCGAAAAAGCGCGAGAAAGAGTACCGCAAGGAAGGCTCGAAGGTGATTGATATTTACGCTGGAAAGCGTAAGGAGCAGACACCTTACAACATCCTGTTCAGCAACACGGAAACGCTGTTGCCCGCGCTGTATTCAGCCGTGCCGCGCCCGGTGGTGCAGAGGCGTTTCAAGGATCAAGACCCGATTGGCAAGGCTGCGGCGATGGCCTCGACGCGCATGCTTGAGTTTCTGATCGATACTAACGTCGAGGGCTATGAAACGTTTGACCAGGCGATGCGAAACGCAACGCTTGATGCGCTGCTGCCCGGTCGGGGCGTTACGTGCGTGAAGTACGACGCAGAGATTGGCGAGATTCCCGGAGATGCGGTTGAGACGGATGAGCCGGTTGAGGTTGACGAATCTGTAGAGCCTGAAGAACCTACCCCCTACAAGCAAGCCGAATTGGTCTGCGCGGACAGCCGCGAGTGGAACAAGGTGTATTTTGGCTATGCGAAAAAGTGGTCGCATGTGCCGTGGGTGGCGTTTGAGGAACACATTGACAAGGAAGAAGCCGAACGGCTGTTCGGTAGCGCGGTTGCCGGTAAGCTAAAGTACACCGAGGACGACCAGCGCGACGAGACTGACGATAGCGAGCGCACGGACGACGAGAAGGACAAGGGCGAACGCAAGACGACCTGCATATACCAGATTTGGGATAAAGCGGGTGGTAAGAAGGTCAGGTACGTTAGCCCGATGCACAAAGAAGGGTTCTTGAAGGTTGAGGATGACCCGTTGGGACTGACGGGGTTTTTCAACATCCCGCGCCCGATCATGTTCATCGAGAAAACGGCGGACATTGTTCCGGTTGCGCTGTACTGCCTGTACGAGAACCAAGCGGCTGAACTGAACCGTCTGACGACCCGGATCAATCGGATCGTTGAGGCGATTAAGGCGCGTGGTGTGTATGACACCGAGTTGGGCGAGGACATTGGACGCATCATGGAGTCCGATGACAACGCTCTGGTGCCTGCGGACAAGTCATCTTCGCTTGCGGCTGAGAAGGGGCTTGGTAACGCGATCTGGTTCATGCCGATTGAGCAGCTTGTAAACGTGCTGATGCAGTTGTATGCGGCGCGGGAGCAGTGCAAGCGCGTGATTTACGAAGTGACGGGTATCTCGGACATTATCCGTGGTTCCACGGTGGCCTCTGAGACAGCTACGGCACAGGAAATCAAGTCGCAGTGGGGTACGCTGCGCTTGAAGCGGTTGCAGAAGGAAGTGCAGCGTTACGCTAGGGATACGCTGCGGATGATGCTTGAGATTGCGGCCACGAAGTTCAGCGAAGAAACGTGGGCGAAGATGACTGGATTGCCGTTTGTGTCTGCGATGCAGAAAGAGCAGGCAATGATGATGGCGCAGGCCGCGCAGCAGATGGGACAGCAGCCTGACCCGCAGACGATGGCTGCGCTCCAGGCTCCGGTATGGGAGGAAGTGCTTGGCGTCTTGCGCGACGATATGCAGCGTGCGTATCGCGTAGACATTGAGACAAACAGCACGATTGAGCCGGAGGCGACGGAAGATCAGAAGATGATTGCCGAGGTGATGAACGCAATGTCTCAGTACCTGAACGGTGTGACTCCGCTTGTGCAGAGTGGGGCGCTGCCGTTTGAGGCTGCACAGTCCATGCTGATGGCGGTTGTTCGCCGGTTCCGCTTCGGGCCTGAGATTGAGGATTACGTGAAGCAGATGAAGGCTCCGCAACAGCCTGATGATGGCAAGGGTGCAGAGCAAGCAAAAATTGCGGCTGAAATGCAGGAGCGCGACAAAGATCGGCAGTTTGAAATGCAGAAACAGATGGATGAGAATGCGCGACTTGCGGCGCAGGAAGCGGCACAAGCGCAGAGAGAAGCATTAGCGGCGCAAGAGGCTAGAGATGCTGAGGCGAACAAGATTGCCGCAGAGCATAAGATGCGGATGATTGAGATTGACGCCGAAAAAATGTCGGAAATGGCAAAACTTAGATCGCAAAGGGCGATTGCTGAAATGCAGGCGCGTATAGAGCAGGAAACCGCGTTGCAGCAGACCTCCATGCAGATTGCTGGACAGATTCAGATCGCTACGATCAAAGCGAAGTCTGATTCCAGCGAACAGGAAAGCGGTGCTGTTGACGCTGAACTTAGGCAGCAGGACAACGCGGCTACTACACAGTCGATTGCCATGATGGCAGAGGCGCTGCGTGTTCTTGCTGCGCCGAAAGTGCCGGAACGTGATCGCGCAGGAAGAATTGTTAGATTGGTTCCGGAACTCTAATTTACTAGGAGCATAAAATGCCAAAGTCAACCGCAACATGCAACAGCATTATCAATCTGATGTATCGCGCCACAGCTTGGGCAAACGTGGCCGACAACGCGGGGTCAAGCCCGCTGACGAACACCTATGTTGCAATGCACACGGCAGACCTGACTGCGGGCACAAACTCGCAGGCACAGAATGAGACTTCATACACTGACTACGCAAGGCAAGCGGTTGCGCGGTCTACCGGGTGGGCGGCTGCGTCAGGTGGCGCGACAGAAAATGCCGCAACGATCAGTTTCCCGCAGTGCGGTGCATCTGGCGCGACGCTGACGCACGTATCAACCGGCGTTGCCTCTAGCGGAGCGACTGCTGTGTGGCATTACGGTGCGCTCAATTCTTCGCTTGCGGTGTCCTCTGGTATTACCCCGCAGTTTGCCGCTGGTGCGTTGACGGTCACTGAGTCCTGATGTTGGACGAGCGAACCCGCGTTGAAGTATTTCTCTGGGAGCGTATCGGCCCGCCGCTTTACTATTGCGCTGAATGTATGCGTGCGGTCAAGGTGACTCCTGTAGATGGGAAGGAGCCAATTGTCGAGCGCAAATGCAGCCATCAAGGGCAGATTATGGCTCCGCGCAAGGCGGTGGTTACAGGGAAAGGCGGGATGAGTTTCCAGACCAAAGCAAAGGTTGCTTGGAACCAAGTCAAGGCGTCTGTCACAGGAAGGAACGCCTAATGGGGTTTAGTAACATACAACAGTATGCCGAGGCCGATGATGCGGGGCAGGTATGGGTGAGCAGCTTCCGTAAGGCGGTAGCCTCTGCTGCGACAACGACAAACGGATGGGTTGATTACACCTACTTTCCTGGAAGCCCGACAGCGAATTTCTACGCCTCAACCCCTTTGACTGCCGCACGGATTGATAACGACAAGGGTATTTTCACGGCTGGAAACGTGTCGCCTGCTACAAAGCACTTGAAGAACCTGATGCTAATGTCATCGGCTTCTAGCGCGACCTCAACGACGAACGGTCGGCAAGAGATTGTTGTTAGTGATTACTTGCTTTACTACCCGTTCATTGACACTGATGCGGTTGGCGAAGATCAAACGTTAGATAACACTGTTAGGCTGCCGCGCTATTCTGGCGGGAAGGTTATTGCTGTTGCTCAGTCTGCGTCGTCGGCTATTGGTACATTCACTTTCTCATACACAAACCAAGACGGTGTATCAGGGCGCGTATCTCAAGACAACAGAACGTTCGTTGTCGCAGGCGGCGGGCAGATTGTTGGCGCGTCTGGCGCGGGGGCGTCTTTTAACCCGTTTTGCTACTTGCAAGCGGGCGACTCAGAAGTAAAGTCGATTGAAAGCGTAAATTTCAGCGTAGCCGGTGGCGGGCTGATGTGCTTGGTAATTGTCAAGCCGCTGTTAAAGTCGTTTGTTACGCAAGAATGCAGAAGGACAACGACTGGAAACTTGGAAAGCTACGGCGCTTGCACGGAACTGGCTTCTGTGATTCATCAAGCCGGAGCGCCAAAGATTGAGGATGGCGCTGTTATTGGGCTGTTGGCATCAGGCTATGCTGGCTCTCTTGCCTCGTCGGTGCTTGCTGGCACCCTAGAAGTTATCTGGAACTAAGGAGAAGAACATGGGTTGGACAAGCCAAGACGATTTGATTACGCAGCTTACCGTGAACGGAAAGGGCGATACGGTAGTAACTACTAAAACGCTTTCGTCGGCTGGAACTGCTGGAGCCTGGACGCTGCTTGCAGGGCATGCAGGGTATCCCCCCGCTGCTACCTTTACCGGAGCAGACCTGACGTATGTCCCGACTGATGATACTTGGTCTGAGGGGACGATTTACACAGGTGGCGACGTTTCACCCGCGACCAAGCATTTCCTGTCTGGTGGAGCGGCCTGCGTTGCTGCTGCTGGTGCGCCGTGGTATGTGATGGCGATTGACTTGGTTGGTTTCGTGCCGTTGTCTGGTACGAACGTGTCAACGACTGGCACTAAGACCGTTACCATGACTGCCATTTCAAACTCAGGAAGCAAGGGCGATAGATACGCCAACGGGCAAGGGCTTAGGATGTTTGTCGCGGCAGATACGGCTCTAGGCGCAAACGCTCCGACTTGCATTGTCAACTACCTTGATACTGGCGGTGGCGCGGGAGCGACGACCACGTTCACATCTACTGCTTCAATGGGCGTTGGTCAGCTTCTGAACACAGGGGCTGCGGCGAACAAATACAACCCTTTCCTTCCGCTTGCGGCGGGCGATACGGGGGTAAGCGACATTGTTTCTCTGGTATGGGCAGGAACAGCGCATGCGTCTGGAACTGTAATTATCGGGCTGTGCAAGCCTCTTTGGATGATTCCTGTTCCAGCAACCGGCCTTTACAACAAGGTAGATTTTGTGAACGCGCTCCCGTCAATGCGGAAGATTCCTGATGGCGCGAACATTCAATTCTTGCTGTTCCAGACCGCAGCGACAACGAGCGGCGGCGTTATCAACGTAGACTTTGACTACGGATACGGCGGTTCGTGATGGACAAGCGCATTTTGGCACTCATTGCAGATTCTAAGCAGTGGAACGGTGATATTTACTTGCTGGCGACTCTTGTTTCAGAGTTGCAAAAGCTGCTTGATCGAGAAAAGCTGATTGCTGCCGAAATGCCAGATGCGGCGGAGATTATTTGATGGCGTTGCTCTCCAACGGGTTCCGGGACACTTTAGGGGCGTTTCAGACCTATGGAGCAACGGTATCAAACAACGGATATCCGTCTGCTACAGTCGGCAATTACCATCGGACTGCGGCGATTAGAAACATTCGCGCAGGGCAAGGCATTATTAGCGATGTAGTAAGCATTCCTTCTGGAAACCGGCATCCGAATACATGGATGATGCCGCAGAAGGCGGGTGCACTCGCTGCCAGGAATAACTTGACGGGTAGTGGCGCTCTCAGCGCAAGTGCGCTGGCAGTCCGGCTTGCGTTGGCGGATTTGACGGGTTCAGGAGAGATTAGCAGCGCAATTGGCAGTCTGGTGGTGCAGCTTGTTGCTGATATCGTCGGAAGCGGCGGGATCACGGATGCAGATATCAGGGCGTTTCTTGCGGCGGTTGCTGACCTAACGGGTTCAGGAGAGGTTAGTGCGGCAGAAGCAACGGCGTTTGGTGAGTTGCTGGCTGCGATTGTTGGCGAAGGAACGACCGAAGGCTCCGTTGCAACAGGCATCGGTGCGTTGTCAGCGGATATCCTTTCGTATGGAGAATTGACGCCTGAAGGCATCCGCGATGCTGTATGGAATGCGTTCCTGACTAACTACCCGACCTCTGGCACGGCTGGAAATACCTTGTCGTTGGCAGGAAGTGGTGGGGTTGATTATGCGTTGCTTGCGGCGGCAATCCTTGCTGCGGCAGAAGTTAGCCCGATTGCCTCCAACATCAAAAAGGTCAACGATCTGGATGTTGACGGGTCTGGTACGGAGGCCGATCCGTGGGGGCCGGTGTGAGTAGATCAGCATGGGGAGTTTCATGGGGTTATTCTTGGGGAAATTCGTGGGGCAATGTAGCCCCGCAATCGACCGGCACAATAGGCGGATCGGGATATCCGGTATGGCGTAAAAAGGAGCCACGCAGCCCTAGTAACAGCATTGATATGCTGTGGGACTTGGTGTTGTCGGAATACTACGAAAGCCTTGTAGATTCTCCAGCGCCTGATAAGGTAAAAAAACAGGCTGCGGCGATTGTAAAGCCGTTTGCAAAGCACCCGGTAAAGCTGCCGAAAGCCGACCAGATTGATTGGGCTGCGCTTGAAATGGACGTTGCTCGGGTAGAAAAACTGCTGCGAATCATGGAAGAACAGGGAATCTTGCGGGCGATTGATGACGATGACGAAACTATACTAATGATGGTGCACTGATGCCGATCTATGAATACCAGTGCCCATGCGGCACGCAATTTGAGCGCGTGCTGCCCGTGGCTAGGTACGATGAGGCGCAGGTATGCGAATGCGGGAAAGTCGCCCAAAAGGTGATTTTGCATGCTCCTAGAGGCTATGTGCAGGCCGACATTTGCTATGACTCGCCAATCGACGGGCGTCCGATCACGACCAAGCAAGCGCGGGACGAGGATTTGGCGCGGAGCAACTGCGTGCCGTATGACCCCGGCATTCGGCAGGACTATGAGCGCAGGATCAGGGACAACGAGAAACGGCTGGAAGATGCAGTAGACCGCTCGGTAGACGAGGAAATTGCAAGGATGCCAGCACGGAAAAAAGAGAAATTGCAGGCGGAAATGGAAGGCGGGATGGATGCCGTTCCAGAGAGGATAACGCCTAAATCAACGCCCATAACGACAACCCTGGAGATATCCTAATGGACACCGAAGTTACTGAAAGCACTGAAAGCGTTGAATCCGCTGCTCCCGAGGGAATGGACATTGAGGCCGCTGCTGATAGCATCGGTGATGACCTTTTCGGTTCGCAGAGGGCTGAATCTGAGGAACAGCCTGCCGAGGAAACTGCCACGACGGAGGAAGCCGCGCCCGTAGAGGAAGCCGCTCCGGCCAGAAAGCCGCCGCAATCATGGGCTAAAGACAAGCATGAGATTTGGGCGAAGCTTCCGGCTGACGCGCAGGAATACTACGAACTGCGTGAGCAGCAAATGCTGCAAGGCTTGGAGTCCTACAAGACGGACGCGCAGTTTGCACGGCAGATGAAGGAGGTTTTCAACCCGCACCAAGAATTTCTGAGGCAGCAAGGCTTTGACGAAGTTAAGGCTACGTCTTACCTTCTGAACGCGCATATCAAGCTGTCTACGGCAAACGAAGCGGAGAGGAACGATTATTTCCGCAAGTTGGCCGGGGCATATGGGGTGAATCTCGGTGGTCTTGGAACGGATGCCCCGCAGGTTGACCCTGCGGTTGAGGCGATGCAGAGAGAGATTGCATCGGTAAAGAATGCGTTGAGTTCGCGTGAAAAGCAGGAATATGAGGCAAAACGCGCGGAAATAGCAAAAACAGTCGATGCGTTTGCGTCTGATCCGGCGCATGCGTATTTTGATGAAGTCGCAGGCGAAATCATGGCCCACTTACAGGCGGGTGATGATTTGCAGTCAGCCTACGAAAAAGCAGTATGGGCGAACCCCGTTACTCGGCAGAAAGAGCTTGCCCGCGTCCAAAAGGAAAGTGCGGACAAACTCAAAGAGAAAGCGCGGCTTGATGCCCTTGTAGCAAAAAAGGCCGCAGGGCCAAACGTCAGAAGTCGTGACACCCGGAAGGCTCCTACAGAGTCAATGGGATCGATGGAGGACACCATGAAAGAAACCTTGTCGAATATTCGACAGAGAACCCATTGAACCTAATAGGAGAATCAAATGCCGTCGCCTAATAGCACTTTCACGGAACTGGTTTCGACCACGTTCCGCAAGCATCGCAAAGAAATCAAGGACAACCTTTCTAACCGCAACGCGCTTCTGAAATACATGATGAGGCGTGGCAACTATCGGAAAGAAGATGGTGGCCTGAGCATTGCGACCCCGCTCGATTACGCGGAGAACACGACCTATCAACGTTACAGCGATTGGGATGTGCTGTCGATTGCACAGTCCGATGTAATCTCGGCTGCTGAGTATCAGTGGCGTCAGATTGCGATCAACGTTGTTTCGTCGGGCCGTGAACTGCGTATCAACAGCGGTGACTCGCGCATCATCAACCTTGCCAAAGGCAAGATCAAGAACGCGATGCGTACCTTCAACAACAACTTTTCGTCCGACCTGTATTCGGCGGGTTCGCTCTCGAACCAGATCAACGGTTTGCAGGCGATCATCGCTGATACCAACACCAACACGGTGGGCGGTATCGACGCGAATACCTGGACGTTCTGGCGCAACACTGTTACCGATGCGTCTGACCTCGGTGTTACCCCGAGCGCGACGACCATTGAGAACTCGCTGATGCTGCCGACTTGGCTTACCGTTGATCGTGGCCCGGACGACCAGCCTGACCTCATTGTTGCGGACAATACGTACTACAGCTACTTCGAGACTTCGCAAGTTTCGATGAAGCGGTACAACGACCGCACGATGGCTGATGGCGGGTTTGTGACGCTGAAATACAAGAACGCTGATGTGCTGTTTGATGGTAACAGCGGCATCCCGGCGAACCACATGTATTTCGTCAACACGAACTATCTGGAACTCGTCGTTCATCAAGACGCTGACCTCGAAATCATGGAGGAAATGCGCCCGGTGAACCAAGACGGAGCGGTGGTTCCTATCCTCTGGATGGGCAACATCACTTGCTCGAACCGTAAACTGCAAGCCGTTATCAAAGCTTAAGGAGAAAAAAGAATGTCGAACTTTGCAGGAGTAAATCTGACGCGGGTTGATACTGACCCGATGTTCACGCTTGGTCTTGTGTATCAGGCGGCTAGTGGTAAGAAGTACAAGTATGTGCAGTACGACACCGGCGCTGGCGGCATTGCTGCTGTTGCTGGAAACGTCTGCTATTACTACGCTCCGGGCGGTGTGTCTGCCGGTTCCACCACCAAAGTCACTTCCGACCTGTCGGATTCGGCTAACGTGGGCGCTGGCGTGCTGCAAGCCGTTATCACTGACGAAGCCTACGGGTGGATTCAGGTGACGGGTGCAGCCACCCTGACGACCGCGCTGACCGCTGGCGCTGACGGTAACGCGCTGACTCCGGTTGGTGCGACTGATGGCACGCTGGACGTTTCTGCGCTAGTGACTGACTCGGTTTGCGCTTACGCGATTGATGCCTCGGCAAAGATCGTGATGTGCGCTTTCCCCGAGTAAAGATGTTCCCTCCCCTTCGGGGGAGGGTTTTTCAGTGGGTATCAATGGGTGCCTACTGAAAAACTAAGGAGAAAAAATGAGCATTGCTATGGACATTGCAGAAAGGAAAGACCGCCCCCCGTATGTGCGCTTTGAGCGTGTTGCGGTAGAGGACAAGGCGGCGACGTTGAAAGCGGGGCACTATGTCGCTAAGGACGTTGATTACGCGCTTATCACGCCTCCGTACAGCAAGGACGTTTTCAAGCAAAAGGCTACCGATTGGCTTGAGGCCAATAAGCAACAGGTAATGAACGGGCGGATGCCGGAAGCGTGGCAGCGCGACTATGAGGAAGCCTATAAGCGGTGGAAGAACGGGCAGGAAATTCCTCTGAATGGCACGCCGATCAAGGGATGGGGCGTTATTTCCCCTGCACAGCAAGAAACGCTGATCCAGATGAACTGCCTAACCGTAGAGGATTTGGCCGCGATTAACGATGAGGGTCTGAAACGCATCGGGATGGGCGCGGTTGAGTTGAAGCACAAGGCGGCTGCGTGGCTCTCTCAATTGCACGATAAAGGCCCGCTGACCATTGAAATTGCGGCGCTCAAGACTGAGAATAGCAACCTCAAGACTTCCGTTGATACCCTGACGCAGCAAGTAAACAGCCTGATGCAGATGGTGCAGTCTCAGTCGCAAGCACAGGTGCAGATTCCGCAGGATACCATCGGGATTGACGATTTGATTGAGACGGAACCGGCAAGGCGCGGCCCTGGAAGGCCAAAGAAGGCCGAAGCGCAGGCGTGATTTAAGATGTGACTTGAGGGAGTAGAGCCATGACAATGCTTACCGTAGTGCAGAACTTTTGCCGCAGGACAAACATCCCGGTTCCGTCTACGGTAATCGGCTCTACTGATCCGCGAGTGCTTCAAGTTCAGGCGTTGCTTGAAGAAGAAGGAAACGACCTTGCTGTTCGCGGTTCGTGGCAAGGGCTGACGTTTGAGGCTAGTTTGTCAACGCTGGCCCAAGAGGATCAGGGCGCGATTTCAAGCATTGCGACGAACGGATTCAGGTACATCAAGAACGAAACCATTTGGGACAGGACAACCCGCCTCCCGGTTCTTGGCCCTGTGAACGGTGTTGACTGGCAGGCGCTTAAAGCTGTAGTGACTACCGGCCCGCGTTATCAGTTTCGGATTCGTGGCGATAGGCTGCTGGTCAACCCGCCGCCGCCTGCTGCAAGTGCTTGGTATTTTGAGTACGTGACTCAGAATTGGATTCTGGCGGCTGACGGTACGACCTATAAGCAGTATTTCACGCTCGACACCGATACCATGCTGCTGCCTGAGACTCTGATGCTGATGGGCTTGCGTTGGCGCTGGATGCGTGAGAAGGGCATGGACTACGCTGAACTGTTCCGCACGTATGAAATGCAGGTTAAGGATGCGCTCGGAAGGGATGGCGGCAAGCCTGTGCTGCACATGGACGACAGCGGATGGAACGGCCCGCGTCCGGGGATATTCATCCCGCAAGGCAATTGGAACGTCTAAGAAATGAGACAGCCTATCCGCTTGAAGGGTGCTGGTGTTCGAGGGATCACTAGCACAGTAACCTCTTATCCGTCGCCTGTAGGCGGGTGGAACGCCAAAGACTCACTTGCCGCGATGAAGCCGCAAGACGCGGTTGCGCTAGAAAATTGGTTTCCAGGAACGTCCTACTGCGAGATTCGAGGCGGTTACGCTGACCATGCGACGGGGATGAACGGCAACGGCAAGACGCTTGCCGTATACAACGCGCTGAACGGCACGAACAAGATGTTTTGCGCTACGGCAACGGGCATCTATGACGTATCGTCTGCCGGTGCTGTTGGCGCTCCTGTTGCAACGCCTACGAATGGCAAGTTCCAATGGCTGAACTTTGGCGATGGGACGAATAACTACCTCATCATGGTCAATGGCGTTGATAAGGCGCTGTACTTTGATGGGTCAACGTGGATTTCAGTTGATGGCGTGAGTAGCCCCGCGCTGACAGGCATTGCGACGACAGACCTGATTCACGTTGCGGCGCACAAGGGGCGGCTGTACTTCATTGAGAAAGAATCGCTGTCAGTTTGGTATCTCACCGCTGGTGCTGCTGGTGGTGCGCTTACTGAGTTTCCTCTGGACGGGGTTGCCAAGAAAGGCGGCTACCTGATGGCGATGGCAACGTGGACGATTGACGCAGGCGATGGCCCGGACGACAGGGCGGTATTTATTACGTCTGAGGGCGAAGTTATTGTGTACGCCGGAACTAACCCGTCAAGTGCAACCTCATGGGCGCTTGTTGGCGTGTATGAGATTGGCAATCCGCTCGGCAGGCGTTGCTTTACAAAGTATGGTGGCGATTTGGCTGTAGTGACGCAAAACGGGTTGTTCCCGTTGGCGGCGGCTGTTCAGTCCGCAGCGATTGACTACAAGCTGGCGCTTTCGTTCAAGATCGAGAACGCATTTACTGAGGCGGCGCGTAGTTATGGCGCTAACTTCGGATGGATGCCGATTGTGTTCCCTGCCCGCTCTGCAATGCTTGTAAACGTCCCGATTTCAGAGGACGGAGAGCATGAGCAGTATGTGATGAACACGATCACCAAGTCGTGGTGCAAGTTCAAAGAGTGGGATGCAGAGGACTTTGCCGTATTTGATGGCGATTTGTATTTCACAACGAGCAACAAGGTGGTGAAAGCCTGGACGGGACAGGTTGATGGCACAAACAACATTGTTGCTTACGGCAAGTGCGCTTTCTCTTACTTTGGCTCTGTTGGCCTGCAAAAGAAATTCAAGCTGTTCCGCCCGATTTTGGCGGTCAACGGGAATCTGTCATACCTGACGGACATTGACGTTGATTTTCAGGACGGAGACATTACCGGGGTTGCGACGTACAACGTGACCTCGGGCGCTCAGTGGGACGTAACGAATTGGGACGAAGGCGTTTGGGCGGCTGGTCTTGAGATAACGAAGGAATGGACTTCGCCGGATGAATGGCAGGGTTCTGCTGCGTCCGGGAAAATCAAGATCGCAACAAACTCGCTGATCGTGCAGTGGATGGCAACGGATTATATGTATGAAACGGGCGGGTTTCTGTGAACACGAAAGACATACCTCGCCAGCATCTATGCGTAGGCGATGGGGTGTCGCAGTGGGTTGCAGAGAAGCTGAACGCGCAAGCCGGATTTCATGGCGCTACGGGAATCGGCTGGATGGTGGACGGAAAGATAACTGCCGGGGCGGTGTTCAACAACTACAACCGGGCAAGTGTTCACATGCACTTGGCAATAGAGGGCCGTATGCCGCCAACGTTCGTCGCTGCCATCATGGATTATCCATTTAGGCAACTAGGATGCAAGCGGATAACGGGCCTCATAGCCGAGCGGAATTGGGCTTCCAGACGGTTTGCGGAGCATTTGGGGGCACGTATAGAGGGGGTGTTGCAAGACGCCCTGGAAAGCGGTAATCTCGTCGTATACGGCCTTCTCAGGAAGGACGCCTGCAAATGGCTGACAGCCCCTTACTCACGCAGAATTGGAGCGTTAAATGGGCTTTGTCAGTGACATTTTTGGGAAAGATAGTTCGCCGCCTCCGGCCCCTGATTACGCAGGGGCAGCTACAGCACAGGGCGCTGCGAACCTAGAAGCAGCCCGCGCAACGGGGCGCATCAACAACCCTAACGTCAATAGCATTTACGGAAGCCAGAACGTCACTTGGGACGGTGATACGCCTACCCTGACGCAGACGCTTTCCCCTGAGCAGCAGGCGCTATACCAGAAGCAGGTTCAGGCGAAGGGCTTGCTTGGCGACCTGTCTGTAAGCGGTGCAAACGCCCTAAAAGGCATTGTTGGCACGGGTGTTGACTTCGCCGGTATGCCCGGTGCGCCCGGTTCAGCCAATGAAACTCGGACAAAGGCGATTAACGCCTTGATGGGGCGCGTTGACGAGGACACGACAAAAACGCGGGATCAGGCGAATTCAGACCTGATTGCTGCCGGTATCCGACCGGGTACGAAAGCCTATGCTGACCGGATGGCGCTTATTGACCGAGGCTACAACGACGCACGGCAACAGGCGTTCTTGGCTGGTGGTCAAGAGGCGTCCCGCGACTTTGGCATTGACACTCAGCGCCGCAAGGACGCGATTGCGGAGTACCTGACGCAGCGACAGACCCCGCTGAACGAGGTAAATGCCCTGCAAAGCGGTTCACAGGTATCGAATCCGTTTGCGGTTCCTGGATACGCGCAAAACGCTCAAGCGGCTCCGGCTCCGGTGTTCAACGCTGCGGTGGCGCAGGGTAGCAATGCGATGAACCAATACAACGCAGAGCAGGCGCAGCAGCAGGCGATGATGCAGGGACTTTTCAGTTTGGGCGGGGCGGCGCTTCGCGCTCCGACCGGAACGTTCAGGTTCTAACATGGCACGACGCGACTGGATGAACGGTGGTTTGCCCCCTGACCTGATGCTTGACGAGCGTGGGGCGCAAAGAAACGAGCAGATGGCCGAAGCGTTGTTGGCGCAATCGAGCAGCCCGCTGCAAGGGCGAATGGTTGGCAACATATACGTCAAGTCATCGCCAACTGAAGGCATTGCCAAGCTGTTGCAAGCCTATGTAGGCAACAAGGCGCGGGAGAAGGCTGACGAGTCTTACGCTGATTTGGGCAATCGGTATCGTCAGGGCATCACGGATACGATGGCGCAATACCAGCGCACGGCTGGCGGGACGCCTGAGTATCAGTTTGGTGCAACGCCTGTTGACGACGAAGGCAACCCAAATGTGCAGCCTGCGGTAAAAGGCGATCCTCGCCGCGCCATTCAAGAACTCCTTATGTCGCCCTACGGTTCCGCGCCGCAGGTTCGCACTATGGCGCAGATGGAGCAGCAGAGGATGCAGGGTGAGCAAGCCGCAGAGCAAAGGGCGGCAGAGATGCGGCTACGCGCTCAGGACAGGCTAGACCAGATTGAAGCGCAGGCGCGTGAAGGGCGGCTGACGCGAGAGGAAGCCGACCGCAGGAGCGCAGATTTGCGGCGCGAATTGGCTGCGTCGGGAGCGGCAGACAGGGAAAATATGGTTCGTTTGGCCGCGTCTTTGCGTCCTCCCCGACAGGAACAGGCTCCGGTGGCTGTTGTTGGCGATGATGGAAAGCCCGTTCTTGTCTCGCCTTCTCAGGCGATTGGACGCACCCCGGTATCTAAGACTGGCGGAGGAATGTCTGCCACATCGCAAAAGGAACTCATACAAACAGAAGAAGAAATTCAAGGCGGCAGGCAGGCTGTCGATTACATTAAACAATCGCTTGAATTGAACGATAAAGCAATGGGATTTACCGGGGCAGGCGCAGTGTCGTCTGCTGGAACGCTTTTGCCTTCGTTTGTTCGTCCGAAAGCAGTTGACGCAACGGAAAATCTTGATAACTTGATTAAGAGCACTGCCTTGCCTCAATTGAAAGCTGTTTTTGGCGGTCTGCCAACGGAAGGCGAACGCAAGATATTGCTTGACGTTCAAGGCTCCGTGAACAAAAGCCCTTCGGTCAGAAAAGAAATTTTTGACCGTGCTATGCAAGCCGCTGAAAGGCGTATCAAGTTCAACGAGGATAAGGCTAAGAAACTTCGCTCAGGCACTTACTTTGCAGAGCAAGGTGGAGAGGCTGCGCCCGCTGCCCCTGCCGGTGGCGTAGTTGACTTCGGGAGCCTGAAATAATGGACGTTCGCTTGCCGGATGGGACGGTAATCAAAAACGTCCCTGACGGGATAAGCAAAGCCGACTTGACAGCAAAACTCAAGGCTAACGGCTATGACGTTTCCAAGCTTGAGGCTCCTTCTGCCCCTGCCCCCGCTGCTGCCCCCGTAGCGGCCCCTCCCGCATCAATGCCCGCATCGGATGCAATGGGGATGCTCGGCCCGCTCGGGAAGATCGGCGGCGCGATGATTGACCGGATGACTCTGAACAAGGGCTCTGACATTCCGAAGGCCGCAGCCATTGCCGCATCTGGTGCTGCTGGCGCTGCTGAACCGTTTTTCGCTGTTGGAAAGATGGTTGACGAGGGCTTGAAAGCGGCACTCCCTGAAAGCGTTTACAAGTTCGTCAAGCCTGAACTACCCGCCATTCGTGAGCGGTTTAAGAAAGCGGTTGATGCTGAACTTGGCCCGGATTTGAAGGGCTTGGCAACGGGCGCAAACATTGCCGGTCAAGTAATGAACCCGGTAGGCTTGGCTGTCGGACGGTCGATTCCTTTGGCGTCCTCAATGATGGGGCGTGTTGGTCAAGGCGCTGCTGCTGGTGCTGGAATGGGTGCGCTTACGACTGCCGAAGGCGAGGGCGGAGATTACGCTAGTAATCTCATGACGCAGATGGGCGCGGGTGGTATTGTCGGCGGCGCATTGCCGTTGGTTACGTCTGGTGTCGGCTCTGCTGTTGGCGGCGCAAGAAACATCATTGACCCGCTGCTTCCTGGCGGTAATCGTCGCGCTGCGGTACGCATGGCAAATGAGGCTGCGGGCGACAAGCGGCAGGAAATCATCAACCTTCTGCAAGGCGCGAAACCGCTTGAAACTGCGAGTCAGGCGGCGACCCCTGCGGGCCGTGCTGAGTTTGCCGGTTTGCAGAAGGTCATGGGCGAGATTGACCCGTCTGCGATGGTTGCCGCAGAAAGGGCACAGGAAGGCGCAAGACGCGCAGGCTTGGCAATGGTGCGTCCTGACCTGCAAGCCGCCGTAGCTTCGCGTTCAGCGCAGGCGGGGCCAAAGTATACGGCTGCACGGATGGCAAGGGCTCCGGTTGATACGACCGCGATTGCAGCCGGAATTGACGATTTGGCTCAAAGAAATCCGGGTAATGCCGCGCTCTTGAGAGAACTGAACAGCATTAAGGCAGGGCTGTACGACGACGCGGGTAATCTACGGGCAAATGCAGAGGAAGTATCCTCTGTGATTGACGGGCTTAAGGCATCCATTGCCAACAAGGATAACAAGTTCATCCTCGGTGAACTGAACGATATAAAGAAACAGCTATCTGATGCAATTCCCGGCTATAGCGACGCGCAAAGAACATTTGCAAAAGCATCGGCCCCTGTAAATCAGTCGCAGGTTCTTGGCGAGATGCAAAGCGTTATGGCTGCGCCGGGTGGTGGTGAGCGTGTCACTCCGTTCCTGAACGTCCTCGGTCGTGGTGAGCAGGCATTGCTCAAGAAATCGACGGGCTTCCCGCGTTACGAAGCCGGTGATATTGACAAGGTTCTTTCCCCGCAACAGCTTGGCGTTGTAAGGGAGATTGAGCGGCAAATGAACCGCGACGTTCAAGAGTCTGGGCTTGCCAATGCAGGCGTTAAAAACGCTCGGGATATTGTTCGTTCAGGCTCGGAACTTACGCTCAAACCCCCTGGACTCATTGACCGTGGCATCACGATTGCAAACGCCATCATCCGCCGTTTGGAAGGCTATGGCGGCAAAGCTGCGGATCAGGAACTTGCGCGACTGATGATTCAGAACCCGAAGGAACTCGGCATGGCAATGCAACAAGCGAACCCGCAGGCGCGTCAAAAGATTACGGAATTCCTGATCCGCAATCCGAGCGTTGCAGCGCAGATAGGCACCAGCATGCAAGGAGAACAGTAATGTCTTTCAACGGTTCCGGCGTATTCCAAGTCAACAGCAGCGGCCAGCCTGTTGTCGCCAATACGCTGATACAGGCTGCGGTATTCAACGCATTCACGGCTGACGTTGCGACCGGGCTTTCGACTGCCATTCTAAAAGACGGGACGCAGACGATTACCGCGAACATCCCGTTTTCTGGCTATAGGCTTCTAAACATCGGGGCGGCATCGCTACGAACTGACGCAGCGCAATATGCTCAGGTTCAGAACTCGGCTTCGCAGACTGTTGGAACAATAGCTGGAACGAACACCATTACGGGCGTTTTGACTCCGGCACTTACTGCCTACACTGCGGGGCAGACATTCCGATTTGTTCCTGCAAACGACAATAGCGGCGCGACGACGATCAACATTGACTCGCTTGGCGCAAAGAACATCTTTGCGAACGGTGCGGCATGTGTTGGTGGCGAGATAAAGCAAAACGTGCCGGTTGCGATTTTCTACGATGGTACGCAATTCAACATTCTAGGCTTTGCAAGCGACTCGGGCGGATCGTCTGCCCTTGTAGGCGGTTACATTGACTGGACGGTTTCAGGTAACGCGCTGACGCTTTCGGTCAAGACGAATGCTGGCAATGACCCTAGCGCGTCTGAGCCTGTTTCATACGAAGTCAGGGATGCCACGGCAGCGACTGGTGAGATGGTGCCGCGTGCTCTGACCTCCGCGCTCACGCTCACCGTCCCAGATACCGCCCTGCTCGGCACCGTAAGTAACGCTGCGTTCAGGCTGTGGGCCGTGATTTTCAACGATGCCGGTACAGACCGCCTCGGTGTCATTAACTGCGCGACCATCGCGGCCAACGCGGGCAGCGGCTACAACGTGACCGCTATCTATCCTCTGGCTGGATGGGGCATCGCATCCTCAACTTCAATCGGCACCGGCTCGGATAGCGCAGGCGTGTTCTACACCGATGCAGGCGTGACCTCGAAGGCTTACGCGACGGTTGGGTACGCGACTTGGGAGAGCGGCCTCGCAGCCGCAGGAACGTGGAGCGCTGCACCGACTCGCGAGCAGCTTTGGGGGCCGAGTGTGCCGCTGCCGGGGCATCGGGTTGGGTACGCGAGGGCGACCAAAACGACCGCCGCTACAGGGAATGCAGCAGCGCTTCCGCAGGACGACACTATCCCTCAGAACACCGAAGGCAATCAACTCATGGACGTGTGTGCCATTGTGCCGTCCAGCGCGGCCAACGCGCTTCGCGTGCAGCATGTTGGCTCTTACGCGCATGACGGAGGCGCGTCGATTTGGTGTACCGCGTTGTTTCGTGACTCGGTAGCTTCTGCACTCAACGCGCAGCTTTCCTATAACGCTGCCGTGCACGTGCCGAACGCGATTACGGTTGGGCAGACCGTGCTTTCAGGCACGACAGCCAGCACTGACTTCAAGGTGCGCGTCGGGAACAACTCAAACAACACATTCACTATCAATGGAAACGCGGGGAGCCGAATCTACGGCGGGGCAGTCGGTTCCACAACTGAAGTTGAGGAGGTGATGACATGAGAATCCTGAGCGTTCACGAAAGAGAGCCGAACTTTCCCGCTAGTGACACGTTGCCAGGAGCGGTGCGCTACCCTGTTGGCGCGTGGTGGGTTGATGCTCTAGACGGGGAGCCGACTGAGCAGGATGTGTCCGACTTCTTCGCCCCGCCAAAGACGCAAGACGAAATCCGCGCCTCTCTCGAAGCTGTCCTCGACGCCCACGTAGACGCCACGGCGCGCAGCATGGGCTACCGCTCGTCCGAATCCTGCGCCGGCTACGCGGCCTCGACTGATCCTGTGTTCCAAGCCGAGGCGCTGGCCTTCATCGCGTGGCGTGACGACCTGTGGCGTTCAGCCATCGCAGTCATGCAGGCTGTTATGGCAGGGCAGCGCGAGATACCCACCGCTGCGGAACTGGTAGCCGAGATGCCCGTGTTCGTGAGGCCAGGCGCGTGAATACGATTAACCCTGTGCGCTGTCATGTTTCAGCGAAACGAGAACAGCAGCAATAATGCAATTTTGGCATGGCATCGACAATACCAATAAGGAAAGGCGATGATAGACGGACTGACTCAAACACTTGGCGTCAAAACGCTTGCAGGCTTCATTGGAGGCGTTTTATCGTTGAGGTTCTTTGACAGCCTTACGGTAAGCGGAAAGGTGTCAACGGTTGGCGGTGGGATGGCATCAGCGTTTTATCTCACTCACCCGATCATGGAGTATTTTGGATGGAATGCACAGCAGCACGAAGGTGGGGTTGGCTTCATCATCGGCCTGTTCGGCATGGCTATGGTTGCTTCGCTGTTCAAGGTCATTTTTGACACGGAGATACTAAAGAGTTGGCTTAAGAAAGGCTAACAAGAAGGCGACAATGGATATGATGACTATCTTAATCACGATGAATACAGGCTTGTTCGTAACGGTGCTGTCGGCTTTTGTGGTCTGCATTTTAGCGACGTTTCTGGTATTCCATGAACGGTACGAAGATGGGTTTTGGGGCAGGCTTGCGCTGGTAGGGCTGATATTCTCAGGTATTGCATTCGTGGTTGATGGTCTGACGGGGCATATTGAGGATGTGTTGCCGGCGACTGCGCTTGATTCGCTTGCGTTTGCCGTGTTCCTGATTCGGCATACCTATCGGTTCGTCAGGTGGACTAGAACCGGGGCGCATTCGTGGGACAAGGGCGAAGCATGAACGTCAGTGAAACCGGCCTAGACCTGATTAAAGAGCATGAGGGCTGCGTTCTGACTGCCTACCCCGATCCCGGCTCCGGTGGCGATCCGTGGACGATTGGCTACGGCCACACACAAGGCGTCAAGCGTGGGCAGATGATTACCCGCGAGGAAGCCGATGCGTTCCTGCGGGAAGATGTGCATCTTGCCGAGCAGTGCGTTAATCGTTCAACGGACGTTCCCCTGACGCAAGAGCAGTTTGACGCGCTAGTTTCGTTCGTTTTCAACGTGGGCTGCAAGGCGTTTCAAGGCTCTACCCTGCTTCGCAAGCTGAACAGCGGGGACTACTCCGGGGCGTCCGAGGAATTCAAGCGGTGGAACAAGGCAGCGGGCCGGGTACTGCCCGGACTGACGAAACGGCGTCTAGCCGAAGCCGAATTGTTCAGGGTGGCATGATCCCCCTACCCGGCACCCCGTACCTGTTGCTAGGCGCGTTTTTAAGCGGTTTGGCGGCAGGTAGCTACGGGGTACATACTTGGTACAAGGCGCAGCGCGTGGAAGCCATCCAGGAGGCTAGAAACACCGAGCGCGAGGGCGTCAGAGCCGCTAACCAAGCCGATGTGCGCTATATCGACCGGATTTTCGCCCAAAGGGAGGCCGCAAATGCCAATGCAGACAAGTTCAAAGCCGCGTTCACGGTTGCTGCTGATTCCCTGCGCCGCTGCGCTGTCAGTCCTGACCTTCTCAGGCTGCTCAACGAGTCCAGAGAAAGCCCTGCTCCCGGACTTGCCGCCAAGCCTGAGCCAGCCGCCCCGGCAACTCAAGCCGGTTCCTCAGACTGTGCCGCCGTTGTTGAAACCTACCGCTGGAACATCGATAACGTAATTGTGCCGAATGCGATCCAGATTGAGGAATTGCAGCGGTTTTACAGGGACGTGCAGCGGCGGTTTAATCAGTAGCGGAAAGAATAATGGACAGATCAAAACTTGTTGATGCATTACTCGGCCCTGCGACGATGAACCCGAACCTGGAGAAGCAGGGACGTATTGCCCGTGGTTTGATGGCCCCACCGACTTCGGTGATGGACGAGCGTTACCCGGCTTGGAAGAAGTCGCAGGATCAGGCAGAACAATTCCTGATAGGTGCAGACATTTTGTCATCTGCAATTCCTGCTGCGGTATTGGCCGCACCGTATGCAAAGAAAGGCTTGCTTTCATTGGGAGCCGCAGCATCGCCAAGAGTTGAAAACTACATGGCGAGAACAGGATTGCTACAGCCTGCGACGGTATGGCACGGAAGCCCGCACAGGTTCGACAAGTTCGACGCAAGCAAGATTGGAACGGGCGAGGGAGCGCAGGCATACGGGCATGGGTTGTATCTGGCGGAATCGCCAGATGTGGCGCGGAGCTATCAAAAGGCGCTTTCTGGACGCGTTAAATCGGCAAACGTTGGTGCGGATGTTCCGCTCGGCGATGCAAGAGGAATTGCCCACGAAATTGCAACCGTTCACAGGGGGAATGTAGAGGAGTTCATAAAGTCCAACAGACTCCACTACGCGCTAGAGGAGTCCAAAGCCTCCGCTATTGGCAACACCAATCGCGCAAAAGTGCTGCGCGAGATAGCCGATGAAAACGAAGCCATTGCAAAGCAGTTTCTAGGCAAGCCAGTTACCGCTGCGCCCGAAGGCGGCTCCCTCTACAAAGTAGACCTCCCCGACGAAGCAATAGCCAAGATGCTGGATTGGGACAAGCCGCTGAGTCAGCAATCGCCTGAAGTGCAGGCTTTGCTGCAAAAAGCCGCTCAAATTCGCGCCCAACAAACTGGCGGCGCATTCGGCCCTCTGGATATGAATCAGATTGGCAAGAATGTAATCCCTACGCTTGGAGAGCAGCGTTTGCAGCAAGCAGGCATCACCGGCATCCGCTACCTAGATGGCGGCAGCAGAGGCACGGGCGCAGGAACTTCAAACTATGTCGTATTTCCCGGCAATGAATCACTGCTCAAGATTCTTTCCCGCGAATAGGAGTCACTTTAAAATCGTAATCAGTAGCAGGCCGGGCGCAGCCATTCCAGAGCGGCGCACAGGGCGGAAACGATAGCGATTCCGACCAAAACCCCGCGCAAGTATGACCAGCACAAAGAGTCAGGGCAAGGTTCTGGCGATGCTGGCATAGCATTCCTCGGCGCGTTTAGGGTCTTGCGTAGCCGCCCACCAAGCCGACTGGAAGGCGCTTGGCGATAGGTCGTAATGGGTTGCGACCTTGCGAAAGTTCGACCAGAGGGACACCGGCAGGTAGCGACCAGGGGATGGCAGCGGTCTGCACCATGCGGCGCTCATCGCTGCCGCTCCCCGACAGCCAGAAGCGCACCCTTGACTGCGGCCAGCTTGCGTTCCATTTCCTCGATGGCTTCGAGCGCCTGCGGTACGTTCGGATTGCCCCCCGGCGCGATAGCCGATGCTAGGCGGTTCCACCACGACATAAAGCCTGCGGTATGCTGCCCGAGGTTGACCGGGCGGATGCGGCTTGCGGCTAGTTGTTGCATTTGTTGCTCCTGTTGGTTAATCATGCCCTTTGTCCAGGAAGTGCTGTGTAGTGTTTAACCCGAAACATCCGCCTCCACCAAGCACGCAAGTTTTCATTCGCCCTCCAATTCAACAGACTCGATGATTTCAAACATTCAAATTTTCTCCGCTTTCATGATTGCCCGCCCGATGATTTCCGGGATTTGCGGGACAACGGCATTTCCGTATGCTCTGAGTGCGCCCAATTCTTCGGAAATCCCATGCGCCTGCACCACTCGTCCGGGGTCACAATCGCCCCTCGGCAAGAAGGGTGCTTTTGCATTGATGGTGCGGCTTGGTTTGCTGCCCTTGTTGGCGTATGCAAGAAACCAGAAGCGCGACCGCCTGTGATCGTGTCCGACGCCACAAGCCGGAATTTCAAACGGTGGTGCAATTTCGTATTCGCAGGCTTCCAAGTCAGATACCACCTGTTCGAGTGCCATTGACTCGATGCCAATAACATTTTCACCACAGACCCAAGAGGGCTGGAACTCTTGAATAATTCTGAGCATTTCAGGCCAGAGGTAATGGTCATGCTCTGCGCCTTTTCGTTTCCCGGCGCTGGCTGTGCTAAATGGCTGACAAGGGAACCCTCCGCAAATAACGTCAATTGGTTCCGAGAGGTCGGAAGCGGTGAGTTTTCTAACGTCCTCAAAGATTGGCACTCCTGGCCAATGCTTTCGCAGGACTGCGCGGCAGAAGGGGTCAATTTCGCAGAAGGCAACGGTTCGCATTCCGGCTCTTTCAAGCCCGAGGCTAAACCCTCCAATGCCGCTGAACAGGTCAAGGACATTCAAGCCGCCTCCATTTGTTTATGCGCAGCCATCACAGTGCCCCCGCTTTCTCTGCGGCCTCAATAGCGGCTTCTAGCGGATTGATACATGATTTCCCGTGGTGGAACACCTGAGCCGCCTTTACCACATCCATCAGCTTCTTGTACCGGGCTGTGGTCAGGAGGGTGCAGGGGGTGGTAAAAAAGCTAGTTGGCTCTGCAAAGCCATCCTTAGACAGATTGCCTGCGTCCACTTCTCCATAGCACTTCACCGGCTTCACGCTTGCAAGGTTCTTAGCCATTGCCTTTCTCCTTCTCCATTTCAGCCCGGACGCGGGCGATGCGCTCAGTTATTTCTAATGGGCACGGGTCTTGGATTGCCCCAGCGTGCCACGCAGCAATCCCAACCCGCCGCGCCAGTTCGTCGGCCTCTGCTCGGGCGGCGGCGAGTTCGGTTTCGAGGGTGCGGGCAAGCCCAATGATGTTGCCCACTTGATTAACGTCACCCCAATCAAGTTTGTTGTCGGCGTCCTCAAAATCAGATAAGGCGCATATCGGCAACTCCTGCCCGGAAGCGCACGCCGCAATGAGGGCATCGACTCTCGGCGTCTTGGTGGGGGCGGTCATCACTTCCCTCTCTGCGGCTTGGGCTGGAACGTGAGCACATGCAGGCTGATTTGTTCTATGTGACTCAGGTCGTGCGCTTCGTTCTCTTTCTGGAGCGCGGACGCCAGCCCGTCAAGGGTGCCGTAGGACGGCGGGCCCTTAGTATCTCCCCGCCCGCTGACGATCATTGACAGACACATGAATTGCGGAGCCATCACTTCCCTCCTTGCTCGGCCGGAGGCCAGCGATTCTCTGCGCCTGAATGGCAACAAGTAACGCGCACGAACAGCCGGCCTTTGTGTACGTGCCTGCCGTTGATCTCGTCGGCAGGCGGTCTACCAGCCATCACCGCACGCAGTTCGCAGGTCGCGCACAGCACGCGATCTTCCGGCACCTTGTCGAGAAAGGTAAACTTTTCCATCCCCGCATGAGTGTTCCCGCACCACTGCTTGATAGCGATGTGCGGGAGCCTGTGCAGATTGAACAGTGTTACTGTGCGCGGGCGGTGGATCAATTCAGCGTTATCGTTCTTCACGAAAGGCTTCGCCTCTTTCATTGAGAAGGCGGCGTAACCTTGGTGATGCGCCTTGTCGAGTGCCAGATTCATGATCCAGCCCCGTTGGTAGGCTTTTTGCATACCGCCAGAACGATAACCGCGGTCAGTCCGATCAGGCCGGCGCAGCCAAGCACTAAAGCAACGAATCCAACCACGAATGCGCTCACGCTCCCTCCCCGTTGGTAGGCGCAGCAGGGGCGGGGGCGAGCCTGGCGCGGTAGACACCGGCAGGGTCGTGTTCTGCCTCGCTCACGCACAAGCCAGCGGCCGACATCTTGGGCGTCGGCTCCACCGGCACCAGCTTCCACCCCTGCGCTGGCTGCGAGGGAGGGGCCATTTCTCGAACAACGCTCCCGCCAAGATCGTGTTTTTTCAGTAGCGCAACGCACTGTTTAACCGTTGTGTCATTCGTGCCCTGTCGCGCCAAAGCGTAAGACATGCGGCGGCACATTGCGGCCAAGTCCTCGATCAGTGCCCGCTGTTGAATGTTTCGGTCGTTAAGTTCGTCGCACTCCCCCTGAGTCTCGGGGAGGGAGAGGGCGGCTCGGGCTTCTTTGCATGCGTCAGCCAATGCCGGAGCAATAGGATCATCGTCCGACATGCGGGGGCACAGATCGAGGAACACAGCCAGCGCCTCTCGCAGCGCCTTCTCGGTCGTCATCATCTGGATACCCCTATATCCGCTTCCGGGTTTTCTTGGCAGGCAGCAAGGTACTTTTCAAGCCACGGAACGAACGTGTCATAGCTGCCCCATTTGTTCGGCGGGTCAAGTCTCTTAAACCGCTCCGGGTCTGCCTTCATTTCCGCAATCCCCTTTGTGAGCGGTTCGATCAGTTGACCGGCTTTCTTGATTCCCATTTCTTCCGGCCTCCATACGCAATCATAGATTCCGGCCTCTCGCGCCATATCGTTGCAGTTGTGCGTGTAGTTCGCCCAAAACACTTCGACCGGGCGGGTGTGCGTCAGATAAACGTCTAGGCTCATGGCTTCTCTCCTTTACGGGCGGCGTCTATGGCGGCGTCGAGGGCTGCTTCCGACTTCTCTACAAAACGACCTTCAGCCTGCGTCCATTGAGAAATGTTCCAGTTTCCGATGCGCTTGGATAACCGCAGCCACCGATACCGCTCCCCATCCCTCGCAAGCGCGAGAAGGGCGGGGAAGGCGTTGTGCAGGGCGGCGATATAGGCCGCGTCGGTTGACTGTCTGACTTCCGGGGCAATTTCGTCGTGGTAAATCTTTGCGCTTTTATCGTCAGTGACCAGGGCTGTGTGCCAAGAGTGCAGATAAATCGCCCATTTCCCAGGCGACGCCTCCCGATGCAGCCGTTCCAGTTCGTCCAGGTTCATGCGTCAATCCTCCGAAACTCAAGCACCCACACCCAGCGGCTATCGAATGAGCCGGGGCCGTTGATGGATTCCCAAAGTTTCCTAAACAGGTCAACGGCGCTGTCGTCAAAATGCGTCTTTCCGTCAGGCAGCTTGCACTCGTAGATGCCATACGCGGATCGTCTGATAGCGATGCCTTCGGCAGCCGCGTCCGTTTCGGAAATCTTGTTCAGCCGCTCCACGCGCACGCCCGTGATTTCCAGCGTGATCCGGGACGCCCAGCGGGGCATGTGGATGCTCGGACGCCACTTCGTGACCTGTGACGACTCACACCCCCGGACAATCGCGCCGTCTGCCTTATAGAAAAGGCATGTCCGTCCATCGTTCGGGATCTGCGCTGGCGGCACACCGTTCCACATGAAGTGCGCCCCCCACGTCTCCCGCGCCCAAAGCCTGTCGCCGGGCTGGCCGTAGGGGCAGAGAATCCCCGGATGCGGGTCTGGATGCCATGCCTTGCGACCTGGCATCTTGCTCAGGCTCCACCGCTCTCCGTTCGTAATTGCGGCGACATCGCCCGTCAAAAATTCCTTGGGCGGCTGCGGTTTCACAACTCGCCGCGTCTGCGTCTTGCGCCCGCCCAGGATCGCCCGCACCATCGGCCCGCTGAACAGAATCGGCCTCTCCTTCACGCCCATATCAGCCACCCCATAAAAAGACCAGCACGTTCGCCCTGGTTCATTTCTTCCCCCTCCCCTTGAGAATCTTTGGTGTCCACTGAAACACTTCCGGTAGCGGTTCAGGCAGTTTCTTTACCCTGTTCGCAGGATGGAGTACCCATTTCGGCCCCATCCAGGCGATAGCCGCATCGCGCTTTTCTTGCAAAGCTTGGTTCATTGCCGTACCTCCGAGATAACAGGATGCTCAGGAAACGCCCGTTTGCAGGCGTGTTTTAGCGCCGCCTCTGCGTCCGGTGCGCTCACCACGTACACAGGTATCAGATTCGCCTTGTGATCGTCACCGGAGATTCTGACCGGCATCGCTTGCTCATAGACTTGATAGAGCGGCATCAGGATTCCCTCCCCTCAAACAGTTTCGCCTCCGGCCCGCAGTTTCCATGCTGCATACGCATCAGGTAGCAGGAGGAATTGTGCATTTGCCCGCGAACCAGAGAAACGCTTTCAACCGCGCCAGCAGAGCATTTATCGCTCAAGCCGCTCCCCTCGTCAATCCAGTGCTTGCAATCCATGCAGAGTTTATTCATCGCTCTCGTCCTCAATATTCTGCCAGGCCGGGCAGTCGGTTGCTTTCTTAACTTCACATTCGGCCCAATTCTCGCCACGCTCAAACCAGCAAGACTTGTATTTGCAGTCCTCGCAATGCACCGGGTTGATGCTGTCAAAGTACGCTGCAACCCACGCATCAGGATCGGCGTCCGGGTTGATCGAGCGCAGTTCTATATCAAAAATCCCCATTCGCGCCACCGTTCAGGTCGTTGTAAGCCGCCTCAAGTTCGGCGGGCGTCGCGTCAAGCGGTTCCTTGCCAAGCTTCGCCCTCAGCTTTTGCTCATCAACGCCAATTGCCGCAAACGTGGCGAGAATCTTCGCAAGCTTCTGCTCAGGCGTGATTTTCGGTTTCGGTGCAGCAGGCGCACCGCCAGCGGCCCATCGCGCAAGCCGCTCCCCCGTCGCCTCGTCAAGCTGTCCGTCCTTGAAGCATGACGCAATTGAATCCGGCAGTTTGGCAACGCCATGAGCAAACGCATCGTTTGACCAGTCGGGGCGTCCCTGTGATCCTGGCAGCAGCAGGCAGCGGGCAGTCATTTCATAGACAAACTCATCCCCGGCAATCGCCTGCCAGCCAAGCTGTACGGGTTCAGCGCCGCGCACGATTTTCAGTTTCTCCTTAGCCCGGAAGCAAAAAACGAAGTTCGCGTTTAGTTGCAGCAGACCGTTAATCAGCCTGCGGCGGGCAGCGGCGGGCTTGATCCATGCGGTAAAGGTCATGCGGTCGCGTTTTTTCCAGTCGTCGCCCGCCATGCGGTCAAGTTCCGAGGAATGGTATTCAAGATACCCGCCCGCCCCTTCATGTTCGTGCGACATGCTATCAATGATGATGGTTTTTGCACCCTGATCCACCGCCGATTTGATGGCCTCTAGATACCGCTCAGAGCCGAAGGGCGCAGAGAATTCCAGATAGTCGAATTTGTACGTATCGGCATGTTGAAGCATTCGGCGGGCTTCGGTGTCGATACCGGCGATTTTCCCACCGGCCACCGATTGAATGCCCACCGCAAGGCGCAGCGCAGATACCGTTTTCCCGCTCCCTGACGGGCCGACCAGCCCGACTAGCAGCGGTGTCTGTTCCTTAACAGCAGGACGAAAGGTAAAGGTCATTCGGCTTCCCCTATCAAGTTATCTTCGTGTTGGCGCATCTTGTAGTTTGACGCCTCAGCATAGTGAATCCGCCCGCCATACCCCGGCCACTTCCCAGACTCCATGCACTCGCCCCAAATGGCGATGGCGCTTGCCACATCGTAATCCGCAATTTCCTGCACTGACGGGGCGCAAGCTGCCAGCAGGCAATCGTAAGGCGCAGAGGTGGACTGAAACAGGAAAACAAACTGCGCGTTCGGCACTCCGCCTGTCTTTGCGTTTGCCCTGCGGTAGAAAGACTCCTGGAAGTCGTAGCCCATGCGCTCGATTTGAGAAGTGCAGAATTCAGGGCTGATGTACTTGGTAGTCTTGTAGTCAAGGATCAGCTTACGATCATCGGTAATCCAGTCGAGCCGCGACTTGCAGAAAACTCCGTTCGGTTCCTGCCATGCGACGGTTTTCTCCGGCATGCCTGATTCAAATACGCCCGCGACTTCGCTGCCAGAGACAAACCGTTTAGCGGCCTCAACCATCCGATTAAGGGCGGCGTTATGCTTGGCAAGGATCGGGCGCAGTCCGTTGCTACGGGCTTCCTCGCGGGCTTCCTTTGCCGCTTTGGTGCGCCAGTCGTCGGCTTCTACGATGCAGATTTTCGCGTTACTTCCCTCAAGCAATAGGTCATGCGCGGCAGAGCCGATATCGAATGTCTCGCTGTCCTCATGAGTGTAATCAGGATTCAGCTTTGAATGCGCCCGCCATGCGTGCATCGGCGTTTGCCGGATCAGGATTTTCCCGATAGACGCGGACAGGTGCGCCGGGGCGTCAGGGGCGAATTTCTCCGCGTGGTAATCAGCGGCAGGTATCGTGAGAAGCATTGGCGTTCCGTGAGTAAGTGACAGCGCCATCCTAGCCGGTTAGTTCGCCCTTTGCAACAACTATTTTTCAGGCGTTTTCTAAGCCGCCATGTTGCAATCGCATAAAAGCCGTGCTTTAATGTCCGGTATGGCTACCAGAACACAGAAAATCGTATCCGCTTACATGACTAAACTCGGACGCAAGGGAGGTCGCGCACGCTTGCAGACGCTATCCCCGCAGCGACGCAGGGAAATCGCCCAAGCGGCAGGGCTTGCCAGCGGGCGGGCTAGACGGGCGGGGAAATGACTGAAATCCGCTACCGCACCAATGGCCGCGAGTCCGTGCGGCAGACTGCCGAAGATTGGGTTACGGTCTGCGAAAAGGCGTTTGCCTACCTGAACCCGCAGTTCACCGCAGAGGATCGCGTCCGCCAGCAGGTTGAGAACGAGCGTATTTTCAAGGGGTTCAAGCGTGGCAATTAAAGGCCGCAAATCCTACGCTGACACCTTGCGCGAGAACAACGCGGCAGACCGCTATTACGCAGCGATGGCGGGCGTTGAACCGCTGTTTCAAGCTGCGGTAAAAGACCCGGTACGCAGGGCTGCGCCTAAGCCTTCCGGTGAGCCACTTGAGAAGGATATCCAGAAGGATATTATGCGTGCCTTGCATAGCCATCCGCTTGTTGCGTTCGTGGGCAGGTTCAACAGGGGAACAGCACAGCACCGCGACGGGAACGTGACCAGATATACCATGTTCAACACCGTCAAAGGCTTTCCAGACGTTCACGGGATGCTGCAAGGCGGCGGCGCGTTTTACATCGAGGTCAAGCGACCGGGCGGGAAAGTCTCCGACGATCAACGCGAGTTCCTAGCGATGGTCAAGCGTAACGGCGGGCGGGCAGGCGTGGCGTATTCCGTTGCCGACGCGCTTTCGATTATAGGCGTAGCATGACCGAAGTCCAGCATCAAACGCTGCGCCTCCTGGCGCATGCCGAATTCAACGCAGAAGAAATGATCCGTGACGCCGCTTCAATCGGCGTGCCTGCACAGACGTTTTACGGATTGCTTGAGGAAATACGGGCGGCGCGTGGTGCGGTGAATCATGCGCGGACTTGGAAGGCAGTCGAGGACAAGCTAAAGGTTTCTCCCGCCGAGTGAGTTAGACCGCAGTCGAGCGGCGGGCAGCATCCCCAAGAGCCGTTCCCCCGGCTTTTGCTGCCCGCTATTCCGACTATGCGCCTCGGTGGTTTTTATTTCTGATGCAGCTTCGCAACCCGGTAAGCATGCGTCATGTTCACCCCTAGCGCACGCGCTGCGGAATACACCGTATGCGGCGTCCCATCCTTTCGCGGTTCGCCAATCATCTTTAGCATTGCCGCGACCCGCTCAGACTGCGGGCGTCCTGGTTTCTTTTTCACGATTTAAGCCTCAGTACGGGCCGCACAGGTTGCACGGAATCGACCATGCAGCCGGTGCAGCGTTGCATCACTTTCACGAAGTCTTGCGCGTCTGCGTAATCGAACGCGGCAAACGTCCAAGAGCGGATTTTCCCTGCCTTATAGTAGGTTGCGCGGTAGATCATGCCTCCCCCTTAGATTTGGCCTTGTGAACCAGCGTTCCGGCCAGCTTCGGATTCAGCCGATAGCGGTACGGCCTCCTTGCGCTCCTGCCAACCTCGCCTAGTGAGTACATCTTGTGAACGGTAAACAGCACCGTTTGGCGTGGGAATTCCGGCAACGCCTCTGCGATCTGCACAGACTGGCGCGAAGAATCGTTTAGCAGCAAGACGATTTTTCCGCGAAGTTCCCCGTAATACTCGCGCCGGTTTACCTTTGGCTTAGGCGGTTCAGGTGGAAGCGGCGGGCGCAGGATCAGTTCTATCGCTGTGGCAAATGGGCTAGTCATCGTCGCGCTCCGGCAGAAGGATTAGCAGCAAGATAAACAGCCATCCGAGCATGCGGCGCGTAAGCGGTTCGCGTTCGGCGCGGGCTTTCTCTTTTGCGGACCGCGGCTTAGCTTGCAAGAATGGCCACGGTTCGCTAGGCGTTAGAATCACGCGGGACGTTTCGGGCGGGCGCTTCTCTACGATTGCGACACCTTCGCCGCGTTCGATCGCCCCGGTAACGTGGTGGCGCAGACGCTCCAGCGGATTCATGATTTCGTCCACTGTTTATAGATGTCATATTCTTTTTGCATGTCGTCTTTATCTTCTTTTCGCACGAGTACACCACGCTCATCAATCTCCAGTCCGGGCGCAGGTTTCGGGCACAGTTCCGCCGGTCCTTCCATGTTGCGCAAGACTGAACCCCCAAGATCGTATTTCTTGAGCAATACAACGCACTCGTGCGCAAGCTTGTCATTGCCCGATCGCTTGACTGAATACGATAGGCGTCTGCACATGCTGGCGAGATTGTCGATAATTTCGCGCTGCTTAATGCTCAGGTCGTTAAGTTGATTGCACTCGCTTTCAAGTGTACTTACCGAACCTTCAAGGTTTGATATGCGTTCGTTCCGCTTAACAATCTGATCGCGCATTTCCTCAAGCACGGCAGCGGAGTGCTTGACCAATACCTGCTTTATCAGGTCTAGCGCATTCTCGATCAGGAACTGGGCTTGTTCGTTGAATGGAACCTGCGCCTTTTGTGTAGCCGTGCGGTTGTTGATAACAGTTCCAAGCTCTTGCAGCATCGGGTCTTTGTTTTTAGTCATTCCGGCCTCCGGTTCCAGCGTTCAACAAGAATATGCTTTACGTCATCTTTCAACGGGTAAATAAGCGCACTAGACGCACGGCAAAGCCCGTTGTCACATTCAACGTACATGCTGCCATCGCTACCGCTTCCCTCTGGCATCGTGAACATGGTCGCAGCCGATCCACAGAACGGGCATGGCTTTAATTCACGGTTGAACCAAGCATCATCGTCGGCGCACATGGTCATGGCGTTTCCTTATTCAAGTGCATCGTCTTTCCAAAATTTTGGTCTGCTTTGTTAAGCAAAGCTGCCAGTCGAAATACTTCTGCGTTGGCACGTTTGTAAGCATCTTCGTGTTTCATCGCGAGGATTACCGCTTCATGGCCTTTTTTATTCGCCACTTCCGCTTTAGCTTCAGCCTCTTTTACTCTTTGCCGTAGGTCGTCTATCTCGTCAGTTAGCGATCTGCCATCGAACCAGCATATTCCGCACATGCTCATTTCTCATCCCTTTCGTCTGGTGGAAGTTCTGGCTTCCCATCAAACATCGCAGCAAATCGTTTCGCGGATAACGTCTGCTGGCAATCTTCACGCTCGCAGGTAGCAAGAAATGCATGTCGATATCCATCGCTGCCAAATGAAACATCGCCATGCTTTCCGCACTTTGGGCATATGTGATAACTCATTTGATCGCCCTTCTAACTTGCGCAAGATGAATTTTCAACGCTTCGTGATAACAGCCGCAGGATTTTGCGCAAGGATGCCCAAGATAGGAACAGTTTTCATTGATGCATTGAAACGGAGAGTGCATTCCTGTTGCAATCTCGTATTGCGCGCTCAAAAGTTCCTTTAACAAGCGAATTTCAAGCGCGCATTCTCCGTGAATGTCTCCGTCAGGCTGTTCGTCGTAACTCATGAAAACACACGCGCTTTAACTACCTTCATACGCTCCCGATAAGGCAGTCCGCTGGTGTCAATCCTGCCTGCAATAACACGCAGGCAGGCGAGAACAGAAAGCCTTGTCGCATGGCTCCCGTGGTCCCTGACATTACGGATTAGCCAATCGGTATCCATACCGCAAGCTTCAACAATCAAGCGTTGAAATTTCATTCTGCGTTCGGTCAGCATGATTCTGTACTCCTGCGAAGGTTAGGCAAATATTCCTCGGAGACAAACGGAAATTTATTCCATTTGACCAAGCAATTACCGCCGTTTTTAGTCGGTCCAATGCTGGTAATTACGCCAGAGTAATGGCGCAAATTAATATCGTTATAAGTTACATCATCTCCACACAATAATTCATTATTTCCCATGCTGCCCCCATGTTCGCAGCGCCCTATGCACTGCTACAGCCACAAGATAGCAATAACGCATAATATCATCCAATGAATCTTTCTAATCAGATTCAGAGTTATTCATTAATCGCGCCTATGCGCTATCAAAACCGGCTTATCAATAGCTAATAGCAATAGACACCGCAGGACCCCGGTAGCACAATCGCGCCGGGGTCGGACTCTTTCGAGTCTCTGCCGTGCCCAATCACGGCAGCCCCACCTATTCGCCTATTGGGAGGCACTGAACCGCCATGCAAGACCAACAATCCAGCCGATTTTCCGACGAATCCCTGGCCGCGCAGCTTGACCCGCGCACAGAATCGCCCGCAGATGCCCTAGAATCGCCTACAGGCGACGCAGCGCACGCGGACGAACTTCCCCCCCTAGACGCCTACGCGGACGAAGCCGCGACGTTTTTTATCGACCGCCACGGTAAGCGCCACGAACTCGACCCGCTCCCCGGCTCAATACCGCCCAATCCGCAGCGCGTTCCCACGGATTACTCCGGCTTGCCGCACCGCAGCATCCTGATCGAAACGGCGCATGGCGACTGGCCCGACCCGATCGACCCGTTCCAAGCACGCAGCATCCCGAGTTTCAATCCTGACTGGGTTCCGCCCGTCCTGGCGAATTTCGTACTCGATCAGGCGTCCGTCACCGGCTTTGACCCCGGCATGCTGGCTATGCAGTGCATTATCACCGCTGCCGGTGTCGTGTCCGATGAGATACAGGTTCGCGTCCGCCCGAATCAGCGGTGGACAGAATCCGCCCGGCTATGGGGTGTCGTGATCGGTTCCCCGTCCTGCGGCAAGTCTCCCGGCCTGAATATCGCTATGTCGCAGGTCAAAAAGATAAATTCCCGTGTCATTGAAGCGGCGAAGCATCGCAAGGCCGACTACGATTTGCAGCTAAAAGTGTATGAGGCCCAGGAAAAGGCGTATATCCAAGCACTCGCAAAGGGCGAGCCTGCTAAAAAACCCGTCCGACCGGATAGACCTGCGGAGAACCAAGTCTATGTCGATGACATTACGAAAGACGCCATTTCAGAAGCCTTGCGCGGCTCTATGCGCGGGTTGCTTTTAAGGAAGGACGAACTGGCCGGATGGATTGAAGGATTCGATGGGTACACCGCGCAGCGCGGAAACGAGCGGCAGACCTGGCTTGAACTGTATAACGGGGGCGAACGTCCGATTAACCGAATCGGGCGCGGCAACATGGTCATAGAAAACTGGAGCGCCTGCATCATCGGCGGTATCCAGCCGGATGCCCTGATGCGCTTGGCCGGTCGCCTGAACATGGCCGAGGACGGATTGCTCCAACGGTTCATTCCCTACTGGTCGCAAGACCGCGCAGACGAAATAGACAAGGCAGAGAACTACGAATGCGTCAGGAAATGGGCGGACGTTCTAGAAAAGTTATACGAACTGCGCCCCTCGCTTGAATACTGCTATTTCCATCCCGACGCCCAGGCCATCAGGCGAGAAGCAAATGACTGGATAGCATCAATCAACCGGCGCGTTGAACTTCCGCCAGCCATGCCCGAGTTTATGGCGAAGTGGGGCAGCATGCTCCCGCGTCTTGCCCTGACCTTCCATTGCATCGAAGCCGCAGCCGCGCAGCTTGAGGCCGTACCGCCCGAAATAAGCTTTGACACGATGGCCCGAGCATGGCGGTTCATGCACGAATGCACGTATCACCACGCTTTAGAGATGTACGCGCTCGTATCGAATTCCTCCGGCAGCAAGAACCCCATAGCGAACGTGTGCAGCGCGATCCTGGCGCGTGAAATGTCCGGCTTTGACCTGACTACGCTTTCCAAGTACTGCCATAGCTATAAAAACGCGCACAGACCTGCCAAGCAAGAAATCCTAGTCGCCCTGATCGAAGCCGGGTGGATTCGCGGCATCGGGAACCCGGACAAGACCACGAAAACGGTTACGCGGTTCGCGGTGAACCCTCGCGTCTTTGAAGGTAAATTCGAGGCCCGACTACAGTACGAAAAAACGCGCCGCGCAGATCAGGCTGGTCGGTTTGACCCTAGACCTGATAGCGCGGCGCAAGACTAGGCCGGAGAATCGGCCTAGCAGGGGATTAAGCCGGGACGGTTTCCGGCTCGGATTGCTGCACTTCTGCGGCAGGCGTAACCGTCTGCACAAACTCTCCCGCCTGCGCGAAGTAAGGCGGAACGTAGGCGGATTGCGCGTCATAACGCATCGGCATAATCACGACAATTGCGCCATCGGCCATCATCGCGCCCGCGCTTTCTCCATTCTGGTGCAGGTAGAAAACACCGCGCTTGCTGCCGGTGTACTCGCGCAGCGCGTCATCCGCCCGCGTCAAAAGCGCCCCGTCATAACGCGCTTTCTCACCAGAGACGGATCGCGGCATGGCCCTTCGGAAATCCGGGAATCTGCCGTCAATCGGGGTGAACAGGTTATCCCCAAGCCGGTATTCGGTTTCCGAAACCTGGGACAGCGTGATCCAGTCGCGCTTTCCTTTTGTCGCCAACTTCACGGTTTCAGCCGGGATAATCATGGTGAACGATTCCGGCTTAACTTCGCCCTCCTCAAAAATAGGCGTATCGGTGCAGGCGAACATCATATGTCCGTCTGTGCCGACAACATGCAGCATGGCCGCATCGCCTACGCGCACGAATTCGAGATAGACGCCGACCAGGTAATAGCGGACATCCTTTTTCGCTGCGCAGATGAGTGCAGCCTTGAGGGTGGAAGCTTTGATATCGATTTTCATTTGTGATCCCCGTTTAGGTATGGTTTAGAGCATTTGCTTTGCAAGCTGCATAAATCAGACCGCGCAGCACAGCGCGTTGGAATAGCTGCAATCGTCAATCGGCTTGTCGCTGACGTACAAGGCTGCGCCGCGAGGGTCGGACTGAACGTAAGCGTGCAATCCGGCTTCAGCGCAGACTGCGGCAATCCTGCGACGCGCACCGGCTTCCATGTCTCTGACGGTGTACCAATAGCGCGGATCGTGCGGATCGATGTAGCTAGCGCGCATGCGATACCCGCGCGCGATTCCATCGTCGCCCCGCTGCACTTCGCCGTTGCACTCGCGTTCATGCCAACGGTGCAGCGTCATCTCAGCGCGGCGCAGGATGGAAGCTTGAGCAAAGGTGAGAGTGATACCGCGCCTGTAGGCTCGGGCTTGCAGGAGTTCAGTGGCTTGATTGGCATTCATGGTCTGTCCCCTGTTATTTGTCTGAATCTGCTATTTCTACGTATGCGCGACGGGTCGAGCCATCAATCATAAGAACGGTGAAAACCTCAAACCCTCCCCCGGTTACAGATGTCTCGTAGGTTGCTTCATGCTTTGCGCTGCGGGCACGCTTACCGGCAGCGGCAATCGCGGCATCTTCGGATGCAATCGCATCAACAAATCGCGCACGCTTGCCACCTTGAAAATCAACCTTCCATTTAGTCATTTGCATGTCTGTCCCCTATCTAGTCCTAGAACCCGTCTAGGTGCGGCTGGCTTGCCACGCGGCGAAGCCGGCTTCGGTGAGCCAGATGCCGGCGTCGTTGCGCGCCTTGCCGTTGATGCGCCCGGCGACGTAGCCGTCGTGCCCGATCAAACCCTTGTTGAGGAGGGAGAGGGCCACACCTTGGTCTTGCTTATCTTCGATGATGCAGTCGGCCCACACGTCGCCCGTGTCCGAGAACGTGGCCGGGGTCGCGCCGTTTACCGGCTGAAACTCAGAGTGCGCGATCTTGTTGAGGAAGGCAGCTTCGAGAGTCGTAACGTTCATGTCGTATCTCCTAGTGGGTTGTGTAGTAGTGCATGTGCAGACTATAACCTGTTAATACGAGTTACGCCTAATTGATTGTTGCTATCGCATCTGGGCACTCGATAGGCCGCTAGATGCCCGCTCACCTTGTATATACAACCTCTCCAAAGTGTCGAGATTCCGACACAATAACCCACCTAAACACTAGGTTATGATATCCACAAACTATCCACAAAATGCCAAATTTCTAAACTATCCACAGCCCCCCCGAATTAAGACTAAGTATTTTCATACGATGTCATACGATTGCGTTTCATCTCGTGCTTGCACCATAGGCGAAGTTACCTAAAACGAGTTTTTTTGAATTTTTGATTAAATTTTAAGCACACTCGTTTTTCAAACCCTGTTTTTCGGTTTAGGCAAAATCATGGATATTATGGATATTTCATATGATTTCATACCGCCATATAAACCATATGAA